TGTTCTTGTGTTCCCACAAAGGAATGAAGATGAGAAATATATGATACTGCCATATTGCTGGATACCGGAGGAAAATATGAGACTTAGGGTAAGGCGCGACCATGTCCCTTATGATGTGTGGGAGAAAGAAGGCTGCCTTCAGACTACGGAGGGGAACGTCATCCACTACGGATTTATTGAGACATTCATTGAAGAGTTGGGGAAGAAGTACCACATCGTGGAGATTGCCTTTGACCGATGGGGTGCAGTGCAGATGGTGCAGAACCTTGAGGGGATGGGATTCACAGTCATACCCTTTGGACAGGGATATAAAGATATGAGTCCGTCGACCAAGGAACTCATGAAGCTGACGCTTGAGGAGCGGATTGCCCACGGAGGGCATAAGGTACTTCGTTGGATGATGGATAATGTGTTTGTGCGTCAGGATCCGGCGGGTAACATCAAGATGGATAAGGAAAAATCCACGGAGAAGATAGATGCCGCTGTAGCGACAGTTATGGCACTTGATCGAGCGATTCGCAATGAGGGGACAGATGGAAGTGTATATGATGACAGGGGGATTTTAGTATTGTAATAATATGTGGTGTGTGATATGCTGATTATTAAGGAAATAAGCACCAAGGAGGATTGTATCCGGTATGAAACAAAAGAATAGTTTAAAAATTGCATTAATGATAATTTCTATTTATACAATAATTGGTATAGTTTTACCAATCGTATTTAAATATATGATTTTTGAAAACACTGCCATATCAAATTTGTCAAATAATGAATGGGCGGGTTTTTTGGGAAGTTATGTTGGTGGTATTTTGGGTGGATTGGGAACATTAATTGCAGTGTTTATAACAATTAGGGATAGTAGGAATATACAATTTGAAAATAAGAAAGATACTGATCAAAGAATCTTAAATGAAACTGAAGAGAGAGAACGTCTTAGGATAGAAGATAAGCATAATTCAGAAAGAAATAAGCGAAAAGAGTTCACAGATGAAATAAGTACTTATATTGGAAAATATATTACGCATATTTCAAAATATTTTTATGCTAATTCGAGTTCAGAAAGATTAGAAAGTGAGTATACTAGTGCAAGAGATAAAATGATTAGTATAGAAAAAGAAATTGAAAAAGTAGATGAGGATATTAATAATGCAGATATAAATTCAGAAGAATATGTTAAATTACAAAATGCAAGAAATGGTTTATTAGATAGAAAAAGTGCAGCATCAAGAATTTATAACGAATGTAAGGACGAAAGGGAAAAAAATTATGAACAAGCAAACAGATTGATTGCAAATGAATGCTTATTTATTCTTAAGACAAAACTGCATGGAATCAAAGAAGCAAAAGAACTCTTGAGTCAATTGAGTATTTTGCAAAACGAAGGATTTAATCGTCTTGCAACAAGTAAGTGGTTGCCACAAAATACGGAGCTATTAATTGAAAAATATAATGATTTTAAAGAGCAATATATTAATCGTACATGACGTAACATATTATTATATCGTTAATTGAGAGCACTTCTTCGGAGGTGCTTTTTTTATGTCCATTTTTAGGAGGTGCATATGGAGATTAGAAATCTATTCAGGTTTGGTAAGGCAAGAGATAAACCGATACGGAACAATTACAGTAACGGCGAATACTCTTTCCTTTTCGGCAGCAGTACAAGTGGGAAACGGGTTAATGAGACTACAGCGATGCAGACAACAGCAGTTTATGCATGTGTCCGGATTCTTTCAGAAGCCGTTGCCTCGCTCCCTCTTCATGTATATGAGTATTCCGAGGGAGGGAAAAAGATGGTGACAGACCATCCTTTGTATGCCTTGCTGCACGATGAGCCGAATCCGGATATGACATCGTTCGTGTTCAGGGAGACCATGATGAGCCATCTGCTTATATGGGGGAATGCTTATGCACAGATCATACGCAACGGTAAAGGAGAGGCCATTGCTTTGTATCCATTGCAGCCAGACAAGATGGATGTGGAGCGGGATGAACGGGGGAAGCTTTATTATGTGTATTCACGGTATACGGATGAGAACCCGAATATTAAAAACTATGGGCAGATTGTTCTTTGGCCGGAGGAAGTACTGCACATCCCCGGTCTTGGTTTTGACGGACTGATTGGGTACTCGCCGATTGCGATGGCAAGGAATGCCGTGGGTATGACGATGGCATGTGAGGAATACGGTGCCAGTTTCTTTGCCAACGGGGCAAATCCGGGCGGCGTTCTGGAACATCCGGGAGTGCTGAAGGATCCAAGTAAAGTTAGGGAATCTTGGAATTCTGTATACCGAGGGGTAAGCAATGCCCACAAGATTGCCGTTTTGGAGGAGGGCATGAAGTATCAGCAGATCGGTATCCCGCCGGAAGAAGCACAGTTTTTGGAAACACGGAAGTTCCAGATCAATGAGATTGCAAGGCTATACCGGATACCGCCCCATATGGTGGGCGATCTGGAGAAATCAAGTTTTTCCAATATTGAGCAGCAGTCGTTGGAGTTTGTGAAATACACTCTGGATCCGTGGGTTGTCCGATGGGAACAGGCACTGAAAAAAGCACTGTTACTGCCGGAAGAAAAAGAAAGACTTTTCCTGAAATTTAATGTTGACGGTCTCATGCGTGGCGACTATCAGAGCAGGATGAGCGGATATGCCATCGGCAGACAGAACGGATGGCTTTCTGCCAACGATATCCGGGAAATGGAAGACTTAAACCCAATCCCAGAGGAAGAAGGTGGTGATCTGTATCTGATAAACGGAGCATTGACTAAGCTGAAAGATGCCGGGGCATTTTCGGAAGGAAATTCCGTAAATAAGGACAGATAATCCGACTAAGGATTTTTATGCCTCTCAGGCATAAATAGAATCTGCCAGAAACTGCGAAAAACAGTGGGGTTTACGGAATATTGGCAGATTTCAGAGTTTCAGAGGAGTGTGTTTAAAACACACTTCGGGGAAGGGGGAAAACAGTTGAAACGTAAATTTTGGCATTGGGTAAGAAACGAGGGCGGATCTCCCACGGAGAGGACGCTCTTTTTGAATGGGGAGATTTCCGATGAGACATGGTACGGGGATGAGGTGACTCCTAAGAATTTTAAGGATGAACTTACAGCCGGGGAGGGAGACATTACCGTGTGGATCAATTCTCCGGGCGGCGATGTGTTTGCGGCGGCGCAGATCTACAACATGCTCATGGATTACAAGGGGAGTGTGACTGTAAAGATTGATGGTCTGGCAGCATCAGCAGCATCAGTCATAGCAATGGCGGGGACAACGGTACAGATGAGTCCGGTTGCAATGATGATGATCCACAATCCGGCGACCGTGGCAATCGGGGATGCTGCCGAGATGCAGAAAGCAATTGATATGCTTGACGAAGTAAAGGAATCCATCATGAATGCCTATGAGATCAAGACGGGTTTGAAGCGTTCAAAGATTTCCCATCTGATGGATGCCGAGAGCTGGTTCAATGCAAAAAAGGCAGTGGAACTTGGTTTTTGTGATGAGATTCTCTTTGATGGGAAGGAAGAGGAAATTGAAGAGAAAGAAGAAAAGGAATTGGAAGCCATCATGTTTTCGAGACAGGCGGTGACCAATTCCTTTTTTTCTAAACTGATTCCGGCAAAACAGCCGGAAAGCGGGGTGACTGTAAACGAGCTGGAAAAAAGACTGAGTCTTTTGAAACCATAAGGGAGGACAGTGGGATGAGTAAGATATTAGAATTGATGGAAAAAAGGAAGAAGACGTGGGAGGCGGCCAAAGATTTTCTTGAAAGCAGAAGAGGAAATGATGGTCTTATCTCTGCCGAAGATAATGAGACTTATGAAAAAATGGAGAATGAGGTAGTAAGTCTCGGGAAAGAAATTGAACGTCTCCAAAAACAGGCAGCGATTGATGCCGAAATGAACAAAGCGACTGCCGAGCCGATCAGGGAAGAGCCGGGGAGAGTTCCGGGGGAGGAGAAGAAGGGCAGGGCATCGGCAGAGTATGACAGGGAGTTTTGGAATGCGATGCGGAAGAAAAATTATTATGACTTTCATAACTCTCTTTCGATTGGAGAGGACGGCAAAGGTGGGTATCTTGTACCGGACGAGTTTGAGAAAAAGCTGATTGAGGGGTTGGAGGAAGAGAGTTTCTTCCGCAGTCTTGCCACTATTATCCGAACATCAAGCGGGGATAGGAAAATTCCCGTGGTGACAGGAAAGGGTGAGGCTGCGTGGATAGATGAGGGCGGGGAGTACCCGGAATCGGATGATTCAT